AACGGCAACAGAGTTGACTGTAGTATTATCTTCACAGACTTACGAGGCTTTACTAGCCTGTCAGAGTCCGTAGAGCCAGAGAGGGTGACTTACATTATGAATAACGTACTAGATGTACAAGTAAAAGCGGCTAATAAATACTATGGGTGTACTGATAAGTTTATCGGAGATGCAGGGATGTTCCACTGGAACACTATTATCCCTCAACCTGACCACCGTAACTTAGCATTACAAGCTGCTAAAGAAATAGAAAAAAACATTATAGAGTTGAACTCAGTATTCAAATCAGAAGGTATACCTGAAATAGCTATAGGCATAGGGGTTAACTCAGGTGTTTGTATAGCTGGAAACTTCGGAGCAACCGATAGGTTTGCGTTCTCTCTGATTGGTGATCCTTGTAATGTAGCCGCACGTTTAGAGTCCAGCACTAAGATAGCAGGTGTAGGTACATTGATAGGAGAAGAAACTGCAAAGTATTGTTCCTTTGATTTACAAGAATTAAAACCTATCGCAGTAAAAGGGAAAGCTAAACCGTTAAGAGTTTATACTTGGAAATAATTTTCTATGATTAAAGACAAACCTGATAAAGTTGTATATAATCTTAAACATGAACTTTAAGCTATCTTTAATTTTAGGTGGAATACTACTAGCTTCTTTGGGTGGTTTTAAACTTTATTACGATAAATCAGAAGCCGAAAAAGAAGCTATGGCCACTCATTTGCAGCAAGCTTTAGATAACCAGTTACTATTAGAAAACTCTATTGCTAAACAAAATGCCGCAATAGAAACTCATTTAAAAAAAGAAGAAGAAAATAAAATTCGTATTTCAGAACTTTCTGTTGCTAACAATGCAGCACAAGTAGAAGTTAACCGTTTAAAAAATACTTTTGCTAAACATAACCTAAACATGCTTTCTATGGCAAAACCTGGGTTAATAGAACGTATCGTAAATAAAGCTACTGTTCGAGTAGGCAAAGAACTAGAAACACTTACCAACCCAAATCAATTTAATGAAGCTACTGAAGATACTAACTCTAACAGCACTTCTTAGTGGCTGTTCCTTATTAGACTCGCGTTTTACTCCGCCTGAAGTAAAACCGGTAGAAATTATTACTATAGAAAAAGCGGCACCGGTATACCACCCACCGTTACCCAATCAAATTACAGCTATGCCTGTAGAATGGCGGGTATTAACTCCAGACACAATGGCTGAATACCTTGCTGATTTAGAAAAAGGTGAAGCTCCAGCGCAAGCGTATTACGGGTTAACCAATAAAGGGTATGAAAATTTGTCTAATAATATGGGTGAAGTTAAACGTTACATACGTCAACTTTTGTCTATAAACAAGTATTATCGAAGTTTAGATAAAGAGAAAGAATAAAATTTAATAATCTTAGGAGAAAAAGATGGATTTGTTTAAATGGCTCAAATCAATGTTTGTTAGTACAAAAAGTTCTGAATATGAAGAAGTAGACGTTCGTACAAAAGACACTAAAGGTCGGTTTATCGCAGATGACCCCGCTACGGTTAAAAACGAAGCTTGGACAAAAAAGAAAGTAAAGAAAAAGAAAGTAAAGAAAAAAAAGGTAAAAAAGAAATGAAAATTAGTCACGAAGGCCTTTCTTTAATCAAAAAGTTTGAGGGATGCAAATTAGAAGCCTATCAAGATGCAGTTGGAATTTGGACAATTGCTTATGGAAGAATTAAAGAAGTTAAAGAAGGTCATACCTGCACTCAAGAACAAGCAGAAGAATGGTTAGATGAAGAATTACATGAGTATCAAAGTTATGTAGAGGATATGGCTGAAGTATCTTTATTACAAAATCAATTCGATGCTTTAGTTTCCTGGGTTTATAATCTTGGGCCATCTAACCTTAAATCATCAACATTATTAAAAGTATTGAACTCTGGTGAGTATAAAAGTGTTCCAGAACAAATAAAACGATGGAATAAAGCAGGCGGTAATGTATTGGAAGGCTTGACACGTAGACGAGAAGCGGAAGCTTTGTTGTTTGAAGGTAAAGAATGGAAACAAGTATGAATATATTTAATATAAGACCTAGTAAGATTGTACTAGATGTTGTAGGATTAAGGTCGAAGTATGGATGAAATTGATGTTGTTCAGTTTATTTATAAAATTATTAAAGAAAGACAAGTTCAAGTAAGAGAGCTTTTGGAAAATAATGGCATAAAAAATATGGAACATTACCGAGAACTTATGGGAGAGTTGAATGGTTTAAATTTAATACGCCACGAACTCTCTGATATGCTAGAAAACCAGGAGAAGCTAAATGGCTGAAGCTGCACAAAAGAAAGACCCTAAAGACGATTTATTAAGCTCCCTTTATGTTGAAGCTAAAGAAAAAACACTAGACCCCTCATTAATAGACAAACCTATATTAGACCGCTTACCCTCCCCTACAGGATGGCGAATGCTTATTCTTCCGTATCGACCGCCAAAAGAAACTAAAGGCGGTATTTTATTAGCTGACAAACACTTGGATGACACTCAAATACAAACTGTAGCTGGGTATGTTTTAAAACTTGGCCCATTAGCTTATAAAGATACTGAAAAATTTCAAACAGGACCTTGGTGTAAAGAAAAACAATGGGTAGTTTTTGCCCGTTACGCCGGTTCTCGTTTTAAAATTGAGGGTGGTGAGGTTCGTATTCTTAATGATGACGAAATTTTAGCTACTATCAAAGACCCCGAAGATATTTTACATAATTAAAGAGGAATTGTTTTATGGCTGCCACAGAAGCACAACCCGCAGAAGTAGAAGAAAAAAGTATTCCTTTAGATATTGTTGAAGAAAGCGTTGAAATTGATTTACAAGATGACAACGCTTCTGTAGAAGTAGCGGAAGCTACTGAAGAAACAGTAACTGAAGACGTATCCGATCAAGAGCAGGAGCAGGAGCAATATAGTAAATCTGTTCAAAAAAGAATTAATAAATTAACTAAACGTGTAAAAGACACTGAACGTGAACGCGAAGAAGCTGTTCGTTACGCTCACACTATGAAGTCTGAAGCAGACAAAGTTAAGACTAGACTGCAAACGTTAGATCAAAGCTATCTTTCTGAATACGGAAGCCGCATTACTGCCGAGCAATCGCAAGCCGAATCTCTATTAAAAAACGCAGTGGAGCTTGGAGATTCTCAAGCAACCGTAGATGCTCAACGTCAATTAACTAAACTTGCTGTAGCAGAAGATCGTTACAATCAAGCAAAAGCACAACAGGAACAGCAAAAAGCAGCTTATGCAGCACAAGCGGCTAACCCACAACAGGCCGCTATGGCACCACCACCACAACAACCGGACCCTAAAGCCGAAAAATGGGCTTCAGAAAATGCTTGGTTTGGTGAAGATTACGCAATGACTTTTGCTACCTTTGGCTTACATAAAAAAATGGTTGAAGAAGAAAGATTTGACCCACGGTCAGATGAATACTATGATGAGTTAGACAAACGAATTAAAAGTGAGTTTGCTCACAAGTTTAATTCAGGAAAAAACGAAACAGGCAGAAAAACCGCTCAAACTGTTGCCAGTGTTTCGCGAGGAAGTAAAGCTGGGCGCAAAAAGGTTAGACTCACCCCAAGCCAAGTAACAATTGCTAAAAAATTGGGTGTGCCACTAGAAGAATACGCCAAATACGTGAAGGAATAGGTGAATATATGACTGAAAATACTAAAGAATCAAAAAGTTCTGCAGAAGATTTAAAGGCAATTCAACGTTCTTCTCGCGCTAAAACAACTAGGAATGCTGCGACAAGGCGTAAGCCGTGGCGTCCACCGTCAATGCTAGATGCACCACCTGCACCAGAAGGGTACAGTCATCGTTGGATACGGGCCGAAGTTAGAGGACATGAAGATAAGTCTAATATTTCAGCACGTTTGCGAGAAGGTTATGAACTTGTTCGCAAAGATGAATACCCGGATTTTGAAGCCCCTGTTGTTGATACAGGAAAACATGAAGGTGTGTTCGGAGTAGGCGGGTTACTTCTTGCGCGTATACCGTTAGAAACAGTAGCTGAAAGAAATGAGTATTTTAGAAAAAGACACTCAGATCAATTACAAGCTGTAGACCACGATATGATGCGGGAGAACTCTCACTCTACGATGGCGATCAATAAACCTGACCGTCAATCTAGGGTAACTTTTGGTGGTCCACGTAAATAGCGTAGACCTAATTTTAAAATTTAACTGGAGATAAAAATGGCAAATCAAGAAACTGCCTATGGTCTTCGCCCAGTTGGACTTGTTGGTGGTGGTGCTAATTCTACCGGTGTTACCGAGTACGAAATTGCTTCCGACAATACTAACGCTATATACCAGTACGGTATTGTAGTCCCTCTTGCTGCTGGCGTAATTACTTACGCTGGAGCTACAAGCGGTGGAACTACACAAGCTTTAGGTGTCCTTACGGGTGTTATGTACCATGATTCCGTCAAGAAAAAGCCAACATGGCTTAATTATTGGCCGGGTTCCGGAAGCGTGAGCGTTGATACAAATTATCCTGTAAAAGCGTTTGTTGCCGATAACCCAAACCAACTATTCCAAGTTGCTACAGATGCTAGTATTACCAGTAGAGCTACTGCTCTGACTGCTGTATTTGCAAACGCGACACTTGGTACTTCTGCCCGTACAGGTTCTACTGATACGGGGCGTTCTAACTCAGCATTAAGCGTATCTTCAATCGCAACTACGGCAACTCTGCCTTTGCGTGTTGTTGGCATCGTTGATGATGATGCAAATAGTGATTTTTCTGCAGCGGGTATTCCGTTGTTGGTAAGACTAGGCGCTCATTTTAATGCATCAACCCGTCGTTTTGATTCGCAGACTACTGCGGACACAACCGGCATTTAAAGGGGACTATTGAATGGCTATTTCGAGAGCACAATTAGCGAAAGAGCTCGAACCCGGATTAAATGCTTTATTCGGGTTAGAGTACGACAGATATGAAAAAGAGCATGCACAAATTTTCGATGAAGAATCTTCTGATCGAGCATTTGAAGAAGAAACAATGCTATCTGGCTTTGGAACCGCACCGGTTAAAGCTGAAGGTAGTGCAATTTCTTTTGATGATGCGCAGGAAACATTTACTGCACGTTATACGCACGAAACTATTGCGTTAGCGTTCTCAATTACAGAAGAAGCTATTGAAGATAACTTATATGACCGTTTAGCCGCACGTTATACACGCGCACTAGCACGGTCTATGAGTCAATCGAAGCAAATTAAAGCTGCTTCTATATTGAACAATGCCTTTTCTACAAGCAATCCGGTTGGTGACGGCGCAGCACTTTGCTCCTCATCACACCCATCTATTAGCGGAAATCAAAGAAATCTATTGTCTACAGCTTCAGATTTAAATGAAACTTCGCTAGAACAGATGTTGATTGATATTGCAGGTTTAACGGATGAACGCGGTCTTAAAATTGCAGTTCGAGGAATGAAGTTAATTATTCCTAAAGAATTGCAATTTATTGCAGAACGTGTAATTGCTTCAAACTTGCGGCCAGGAACATCAGATAATGATGTAAACGCAGTAAACTCTATGGGTATGATTCCTGAAGGAGCGGTAGTTAACCACTTCCTAACGGATACCGATGCGTTTTTCATTAAAACTGATGCTCCAAATGGTTTTAAATTATTCCAAAGAACTCCTATTCGCACCGCGATGGAAGGTGACTTTGATACTGGAAATTCTCGCTTTAAAGCTAGAGAACGTTACAGTTTCGGGGTATCTGACTGGCGTGGCGTGTTTGGAACTCCTGGAGCTTAATTTAAGCTTATGTAACAAAAGAGGGGGAGCTTCGGCTCCCTTTTTTTTTCTTCTTTTTTTATAGAATTTAATATACAATCAAAAGAACTAGGGTAATTATATTTGTTCTATCGACTGAC